TCGGGCATGGCGGGATCGAGCACGGTCGGGGTGAAGGCCAGCAGCAGCACTTCGGCCTCGCCGCTCGCCGCATCGCGCACCGCCTGTGCCAGCGCCGCCGTGGAATCGGACAGCGCCTCGCCCGCCCGGTCGAGCAGGTGCTTCTGCGCTTCGTCCAGCGGCGCACGCATGTCGGTGATCGCCACGAGGTCATCGCCCCAATGGGTGCGGGCCGCCGCATCGTAGATGCAGGGCGCGCCGGTTTCCGGCTGGACCCACCACCACGGCTCGCCGATCTGGAACAGCACCTCCGCGCCTGCCGCTTCCATCAGGCCGACGAATTGCGCGGCGATGGAGCGGAGGAAGCGCATGGCATCGGGCTGGAGCGGGGAGAGCAGGGCAGAGGGCGGCACCCAGCCGGTCCGCCCATAGCCCCAGTTCCAGTCGCGCTGTTCCCACCAGTTGGGGCAATCCTGCGCCAGCAGCTCATAGGACAGCGAGGTGATCGGCGCGAAATCCATCTGCACCGCGCGGGCGAAGAAATCGGCATGCCAGGCACGCGCCGGTTCGCACAATTCGCCGCCATAGCGGACCTGCTGCCGGTCGTTTTCGAGCCGGTAGTAATGGCTCATGCCGACATAATGGACGATCCGCCCGCGATAGCCGAGCTGTTCGACCTGTCGCAGCAGCCGCGCCGGGGTCTGGTTGAAACTGTCGTCATAGGCGGTCGCGATTCGCTCGCCATGCGCGGGCATGATGACATCGCCGATCTCCAGCATGGCGCGGTCGCCTTCGCAGGACATGGCGGTGATTTCCGCCCATGCATCCACCCGGGCGGCAAAACGCGCGTCCGAACCTTCGACATAGCCCTGCGGCGGCAGGCTGATGAACATGCGGTCGATGTCCGAAGGATGGACCGCCTCGCCCGGCAGGCCGTAGCCCGATTGCAGCTGCGAGAAGGGCAGGACGATCTCCGCATCCTCCGGCGTGCCCTCGGCATAATTCCACAGCCGGACGTACCAGGCGCGCGGAGCGCCGCTTGCATCCCGGCCCTCGATGGTCAGCGTCGGCCCGTTGGGCTGGTCGAGCGGGACGAGACCTTGCGAGCGCCAGCGAAAACGCAGCACCAGATGCGCGTAATCGCGCTGCGTCCTGTAGGCGAGCAGCGGGTGGTCGAGCGTGTCCTCGCTCTCCCAGATCAGCCCTGCCAGTTCGCCTTCGTGATAGAATTCGCAGGTGATCCGCATGGCGTCATGCGCGGTGCTGACCACGCTCGCCATCATCGGGCGCGGGAAATTGACCGTCCAGAACCGCGGGTCGAACCGCGTGATCCAGTCCGAATGCTGTTGTCGTCGCTCGGTGGCGAGCCAGAATGCCATGAGTATTCTCCTATACAGATAACGCGCGGCGGACAGCGCTGGCGACTTGCCGCGAGGATCGCTGCATTGCGACGGGGGCGCTTGCTCCGCGTGGTTGATTGAGATTGATCGAAACGCGCACGTTCTTGCCTGCCTGTCCCAGCGCGCGGCTGGGTTCGATATGGCCCGCGCTGGTGGGCACGAAGACTTCCGGCCCCCGCTCGCCGACCAGATAGGGGCGGTCGGGGCCGACGAGACCGCCGGTTGCGCGGCCGGGCAGGCCGAGGAAGCTGCCGATCGCGGTGGTGAACAATCCCGCCAGCTGCGCGAAGGCGCCGCCGCCGCCGCTTTTCGAGCCGCCTGCGCTGCCGAAGATCTGGTCGAGGCCCGAACTCAGCGCCTTGGCGGCGATCTGGTCGAGCACCGACAGCGCGACGCGTTTCAGATCCTCGAATTCCAGCTTGCCGTTCCTCAGCGCGCTCGCGAGGCTCTTTTCCAGTGTCCGCCCCGCGGCATCGAAACCGCTGACCAGCCCTGTATCGAACTCGCGCTTCATGGCGGCCACATCCTGCGCGAAGCCGCTCGTTTCGGCGCGCACCGAAACCACCAGCTCGTCGAAATCATCGTCCATCTGCATCCCTTTCGATCAGTGCCGCGATTTCCGCGCGGGTGGGCGGTGCATCCGCCCGTTCCTCCATGCCGAGGCAGGCGGCGAGTTCTTCGGGCGTCGCGTTCCAGAAGGTTTCGGGCGTCCAGCCGAGCGTCCGCGCGCTCGATGCGGCAAGGGCGAGGGCGGCCGCTGTGAAACCGTCCACCTCACCGCCCGCGCAGGATCTGGCCGAGCAGAAGCTTCAGCGGACCGGCCGCCTTTGCCAGCCCCATCGCCAGCACCGCCTCGCCGATTTCCTCGCGCGTGACGCTGCCCGGATGCGCCAGGCAGAACCAGAACAGCGCGGCGATCTCGGCCAGCCGCAACCGGCCCTCGCCCGCGCGTTCGACCAGCGCGAAGAGCGAGCCGAGTTCCTCCTCCGCGCGCACCAGCGCATCGAAGGTCGGGCGCAGCAGCACCTCGCGCCCGTTCACATGGATGGCGGCCTCGCCGCGTGCGGTGTTGGGGTGAGCGCTCATAGCGCCACCACCGCGCCCGAGCTTTCCAGCTGGATCGCATAGGTACGCTCGCCATTGAAATCGCCCGAATAGTCGAGCCGCTGGACGAGGAAGCTGCCGCGCATCTTCGCGCCGTCCTCGAAGCTGAGCTCGTACTGGTCGAGCGTCCCGGCAAGCGCATGGCCGCGAATGGCGTTTTCCGCATCGGAGCCGAGGAATATGCCCGAGGCGCTGACCGAGACCGAGCGCGTGCCCGCGCCCGACAGCAATTCGCGCCAGCCGCCGCTCTCCTTGTGCGTGACGACCACCGTGTCGCCATTGATCGACATCTGCGTGGTGCGCAGGCCGGCCACGGTTTCGTAAGTGGCGGGCGCACCGCCATCGCCGACCTTCAGCAGGAAGGCGGCTCCCTTCTGGGCTGTCATATTGCGTTACTCCGTAGGTATTTCGAGAAGGCGGAAGCGGTATTCCAGCAAGACCGCGCGCAGTGAGCGCGGGCGGCGTTCCACGCGGCTGCGCAGGAATTGCGTCGCCACGATCCGGAAACCGGGGTGGTCGGGGGCGAGCGTGGCCACGCGCTGTTCGATGCGGGCGGCGATCAGGGCGGTTCCGGCCAGCGTATCGCTGCGATCCAGCAGTTCGAATGCAAGGCGGATTTCCCGCCCGGTCGTGGTCTTGGTCGACCAGTCTGCCGCAGCGCTCGCCGCGATCGACAGGGTCGGCGGCGGAGCCGGGGAGGGACCTTCCTCGACCACGGCGTTGAGGCTGGCGGCGAGATCGCTGTCGGCGCGCAGCCAGCCGAGCAGCACGCTGCGAAGGGCGCTTTCCATCTAACCGTTCCTTGTCGTGAAGAGCGGCCACAGCAGGCGCGCCTTGCGCCAGCGCTGCGGATCGGCCCGGCGGGCGCGCAATTCGCCGCGGGCTTTCGCCAGCGTTTCGGCATGCCGGGTGAGGCGCACGGCCAGCGCATCCCAGCTCACAGCCGCACCACGCGCCAGGGCCGCCACAATGCCGCGACCGCAGCGGGCATAGCACCGCCCACGCCGCCTTCGCGCTCGCGATACTGGTGCGCGGCAAAGCGGACCACGCCGTGGCGCAGGCCCTCGTCGAGTTCGGTCCATCCGGCGGCCTCGCTGCCGGTGAACTGCAGGCACATCTGCCACGCGGTTTCGAGCAGGCGGAGCAGCAGCGCATCCTCGCCCGCCGTGCTGATCGCCAGCCATTGCTTCAATTCGCCGAGCGCTTGCCCGGAAAGGTCTGGGGTCATTTTATGATTCCTTGTTTGCCTCAAGCGCCGGCGGCTGCATCCGCAGCCTTGGCTATCCTCGCTCCCACGCCCTTCGGGCGCGTCGCTGCGGGCGGCCAGTCGGCCTTGCCTCGCCTGCGGCTCGGAGAATTTCGCCAGTTGAATGGCTCGCGTTACTTCCGGGCCGGGGGAGGCCCGGCAAGCGCGACCGCGCGCCCGCAGCGGGCGCAGCATGCTGCGCGCATAGCGAGGACGCACCGACGGATGTCGGTGCGCAAAACATAAAAGGTGCCCGCGCCGAGGGGGCACGGCGCGGGCACGGGCGATCAAACCTCGATCTTCAGGAGCTTGATCGCATTGCTGTCGAGCACCTGCCCGCCCACGCGCTTGGTGGCGTAGAAGTGGACGAAGGGCTTGTTGGTGAAGGGATCGCGCAGCACCTGCGTCGCGCTGCGTTCGGCGATCAGATAGCCGTGGCGGAAATTGCCGAAGGCGATGGGGAAGGTGCCTGCCGCGATATCGGGCATGTCCTCCGCCTCGACCACCGGATAGCCCAGCAGCCGGTCGGGCTGGCCCTCGACCAGACCCGCCTGCCACAGGAAGGCGCCGTCATCGGTCTTGAGCTTGCGGATCTCCGCCAGCGTGGCCGAATTCATCACGAAGCTGGCCCCCTGGCGGTGCCCGGCCTTCAGCGAATGGACGAGGTCGATGAGCCCGATCTCCGCCGCCGATCCCAGTCCTTCCGCATCGCCCGAGCCGAGATATTGCAGCGTGCCGAAATCGCGCGCCGCATCCCCTGCGGTGGAAGAAGGTGCGGACAGGAAGCCCTTCGGCTGGTTGCTGCCGCTGCCTTTCACGAACGCCGTGCCTTCCGCCCGGGCGAATTCCAGCGCGATCTCGCTCGCCAGCCAGCTTTCGAGATCGAAGCCCGCATCGTCGAGCATGGCTTGGCTGGCCGCCGGATTGGCAAAGAGCTCGCCCGTCGGCGGGGCGATCTCGGCGAAGCTGGGCGTGGCCGTTTCCGGCCGCGGGGCGGTTTCGGCAACCCATCCGCTCGCCGTATCGCCGAGCGTCACGAGCTTGCGATAGCCCGCGCTGCCGGTCTGCACGACCTGCGCGATGGCACGGATCGGGCTGATCTCGGTCAGCTGCCGGGCGATCATGGCGTCGATCTGGCGCGGCACGGCATAGCCGCCGTCCGACGGTACGGCCCCGCTGATCGACTTGTATTCGGAGGTGGCGCCGCGGCGCAGATAGCTCTCGACGAAGCCCTTGACCTCGGGTGCGGCCTCATCGGCGGCGGTAAGGGCGGGGCGGGCAGTGCGGGTTGCGGCCTGGGCGATCCGGTCGACGCGGGCCTTCACCTCGTCGACATCGCCGCGCAGCATTGCGACATCGGCTTCGGTCCGGTCCTGACGGGCCATGATGTCGAAGCTCGCTTCGGCTGCGTCGGCGGGGGCGGCGGGAGTAGGGGTATCCATGGAAATTCCTTTTCTTCAGGGGGCAGATTTTTTGTGTTTCGAACCCGCATCCGCGGG